CCTTTACCTACAGCTACAATTGTCGGTGACTTAATACCTGCAACAGTTCGTGTACCTACAGTAAATTGATTTTGTGACCAGTTCTTACCAGAGCGGTTATCTGGTTTAAAAGATGTACCTGGAGGACAATATGCTTCTCTTAGTTCTTCGTTTGTGTCAAGCACGTCTAAGACTGCGCTAAGTGCATTTTTAGCTATATCTTCGTTTCCACCTACCCACATGATACGAGTGTTAGGGTTCTTGCATATCTGGTACACAGCAAAATGTATTAACAATTCAGTCTTGCCATGTCTAGGGGGGCTTAATATTAAGAGTTCTTTACCGTTATTTATGCTATCTATAATGTTATTTATCCAGTTAGTATGAAAAGGCGCGGTGTCATACTCTTTACCTAGTTCGGTTCGGAAGTATTTTTTACGGAAGGTAGAAAAATTTTCTAAGGATTCTTTTGCATCTTCTGATAACTCCCAATCTTCGGCAGCTATAGCGTTTCTACTGTCTATCTTGAAGGCAGCGAGCATGCGACTAACGGTAGCTGAAGTGCAACCAAGGAGGGAAGCCGCGTTGGCTACCGTCATGTCGCCTGTTGCAACCTGGTCAGCTATTCCCTCACTTACAAAAGCTCGGTAATGCTGTCCTCGTCTAACTGAGGCGTAATCACCCTCATCAGACTTACGTTCTATATTAATCGGTTTTACGCTAGCTTTCTTGTTATGTCGAGAATCTCTGGCGAACTGTCTCTTTTGGCATTTAGGGGAACAGAATTTTCTTTTTTTACCTGTTAAACGCTTCCTACAACCCTCTGCTATACAGATAACATTGTGTGACATTTCGACCATAAAAACTATCTTCCTGTAGATGTTTGCGTAGTGCTAATTATATGTTATCATCAAGTTAATTACAAACATCAAACACAAGTAATTTGTTACAGGTGAAGGTGCAATCGGGATGCGGAAAGCTGCTGACTGGCGAGACAGTACACTAGAAAGACAAAGGCAGTACCCAAGGACATTAGAAACTGTTTGATTAGCTTCAATTAACACTAATGCCCGCTCATGCTCAAAAGCCTTTTACTGACTGGGTTTCTACTGTATAAATTACCAGCATATATTTCTAGACATACGTATATATAGATGAACGTCTAGATTGACATATGTAGGTCATATGACTATACAGATACAGTTATTTATAGCTAGTAGATACATAATTATCTGTACAGAGTAAGTCTGCTGTATCTGTATAGACATAAGTGTCCTACATATTACTATATATAAATTAAAATACAGAGGTATGGTAGTTTAATACTGTGCCTTGATACTGTATGTAATGCATAGATAATATAGACCTATAATAAGTCCAGATATAAATCAAGGGACAGTGTCTTTAGACCATACATCTGTATTAACTCTCTATCTCTCACTCGTATGTCACCCGCCCCCTTAAGCAAGTGAAGGGGACGTTCTCCTTTATCTATTAAAAGAAAGGTATTTATGATATTAGATACACCTATGACTGCAGAGACAGTTGAAAAAGAAGATACTAAAGCCGAGATAGTTGAGACTAAAGCTACTCCAAAAATGGCTGTATGTAACAGTGATATACATAATGGAGATAGAGAGTTTAAGCTTGGCTTTAACTTCCGTGAGGCTACATCAGAGGCTGTACCAAATACTAATCCAGTAGAATATAAGGCTAGAGAAGTATGGTATAGCAACCTATGTAAACCTTGTGGACAACAGTTACTTAAAGCTTATAAGTAATTTATATATACAGTATGTCTGGTACTCAATGTGCCAGGCATCTGTTTTTTTTTATGTAAAAACTACATAGACAATAAATGACGAAAGGAATACTATGAACGAAGTTATTTGCGGACATTGTGAACAAGACATTATGTCATTACGCAATAGATACTGGCATATAGCTAAGAAAAAGTATCCATTGTATGTACATAATAACTGTGGAGTTAAACTAATCTCTCAAGGCGAGAGTATATGGACAGCCCATAGACGCGGAGTAGCTAAAACCGAACATCGGGATTATCTAGAAAGCGTACTAGAAGATGTCCAATATGAACAAACTAAATTAAGCATATAGTATGCTTAATATTAACTATGAAAGGAAAACTATGGATAATATCATAGATATTAAAAATGCATTAGATGTACTTAAACCTATATTAAATGCATCAGAAATTAATAAACTAAACGCAATGATTGAGAATGCAATAACTGCATACCATGAAGGGTTAGTTGATACAAAGATAGCTAATGACTTAGACGCATTAAATATTACAGCGTCAAAGTTTATCTTTGAAGAAGACTCACCTTTTAATTAAAAGACTGCGTCTGTGTCTGTCACCCCTTGGCAGACACATTCGCTGTGTAAAAACTATATAATCAATTAATGACGAAGGGATAAACTATGACAGTATGTAAAAACTATTACTGTAAAGAAAAAATAGATTATGGACACAATGGCTTGCCTTTATTTGAAGGTAGAGTTTGTGATAATTGTAACAAACTTGTTATAGAAGAACGTATAAAAAACTTACGCAGATATTGAAAGGATAAACTATGGAAAAAGATGATATTATAACTCAATTATGGAGATGTCTTGACAGAGGCTATACATATAATGAGGCAAAAATACATATCGAGGCTTTTATGCAAGGTATGACAACACAACGCGAGGTTGTTGTTGTTAAGAAAAAGGAAGAATAATGTTTGGATTAGAAATAGGACTTATTGTAAAAATAATACTTGGTGCAATAAGTTTTGTATTAATAAGTATGTATATAGCAAGTAAATAGGAGGAAAAAAATGCCTAACTGGTGCAGAAACGAACTAACAATTACTGGTGATAAAGATATTATTAAAGAATTAACTACTGTTATAACTAATGAAGACGGTACATATTCATTAACAAACACTATGCCTACCCCAAAAGAATTTAGCGGTATACATAGCGGTTCAATTACTATTGATGATATTAGATATAGTAATTGGTATGAAGATGAAAACGGTACAAGAACTCCAGTATTAGATATGACTATGGATAGTTTAAAAGAAAAATACAACTGTAATAACTCTATTGACTGGCAATATCTAAATTGGGGTACAAAATGGGGTGATATAGAAACTACAGTTACAATAAATGACGATAAATCCTTGTCTATTACATTTGATAGTGCATGGGGTGAACCATTTATGTTACTGCAACACATTGCAGAAATGTACAAAGTAGAAATTGTTAATAGATTTCTAGATGAGTATGAGTATGATTTACCCGAACCACATAGAAGTGAGTATCCAATGGAAGACTTTAATGAAGTAGAGTCATATCATACAGATTCATTCACACAAATAATAGAGAAATATAACAGATAATGGGTGGTTGGTTACTATGCGAAGGTTGTGGACGTTATTCTCATACACACAATGGTGGTGGAGAGATTAATAATAAACACTATTGCGAACCATGTTACCCAGAATATATAGAGGAGAAATAATGGCTATGACGAAAGAAGATTTATTTGCAGTGTTTGATACATTGCAAAAAGATTGGTTACTTATAAAAGAAAATGGTAACGAAATTACTGTTCAATTTATTACAAAAGAAGAGAAACTATGACATATAAATACGTTGACAGTAATAGTAAAAAAGATGAGAATATTTTATCTATTGACTTTACATTCAATGGAGACGTGACAATGGAAGATGCCATTGCACAAATAGACATGATGGTAAGTAATGTTGACAATGACGGTGATATAGAATTTAAATCTTATCAGCCAAGAATGTTCAGCATATCAGGACTATCTAATTTAATAGAATAAATTACAGCTATTTACTGATGCAAGTTTCATAGTTCTTGCCATTAGACCAAATCAGTAGATAGCTTGTAGCACATTATAATAACGTAAAGCCATAGAAACTGCGAGTTAGCGAAAGTGCTTAGTTAACGATACTAAGAACAACACTTGGTCGCCTTATAGGTTGGAATCCTATCATTGTGGAAATAACTAATAGTGTGTTACAAGCTATCTATAAGTAGGAGTTATAAAATTCCCTGTTTGTTAACGACTGAAAATAGGTAGCTTGTAGCACATAAGAACACTCTAAATACCCATAACAAGTTGCAACTTGAAAACTAAAGCAGAGTTCTCCTTGTGTGTTACAAGCTATTTATACGTACGTAGCTTACAGTCTAGATGCAACTATACGAAAGTATTGTTTGTTTCATGCCCTAATCTAGACTGTGAGGTACATAAGTACCCGCATCTGTCGTGCATACGTGAACGACATCTGCGTTCTATAAAGAAAGGAATACTATGAAAGACTATGTAACTGGACTACGCAGTTCAGAAATTAAACAAAAGCTATATAACTATACAGCTGTGTACAATCCAGACGATTGTCACGACGACAAACAATCACAAATGGCTGACGGTCAGCCTATACAATTAGTGTATCGTGTAGAAGTTTGGGCACAAGATTTGTCACATGCTTTAGTTCGTGGTAAGCAAATTACTAACTTAGAACGTATGGAGGATATGACAGACTATATATTGCAACATCCTCAACATGGCAAACAAGATACATTTACTAGAGATGAAATTAGAGAAATCCGTGAAGAGGCTATTGATATAGGTTTGTTCACTGATTGGAT